CTGGACGATTTTAAATTTCCGTCAGAGGGTGGATCCTCCGTAGGGGTATTCAACCTGTTGATTACCATCATGGCATCGAGTATCCTGGTATTCGAAGCGATCCTGGACTTGTTCAAAACTGAGGTTGAGGGATTAGCCCTTACTGCGGTAAGCTGTAATGCCAAGTGGCTACAGGCACAGATGCTGGCTTTTCAGTATGGGGACATTATTATAATAGGGGACGACTATGTTCCGTACTATGCCGTCCCTGATGAAACTAAACAAATAGTAACCAGATGTGCAATTGTAGAGGGAACCTGGGTAACCATTAAAGTTGCCAAGGGAACTGTAGGATCTTTAGCACCTTTGACTACAGCGGAATTAGATGCATTGAAGGACTATTACTTCGGTACTTCTTTTGCTGAGGGTATAGGTATAGCTGGAATTAACCCGGCATTTGTAAGTCAATCCCCTGACAGGATGAAGATTACTGCCAATGTGTACTATCAGGCTCAGGTTGACCCTGTTACTCTAAAGGCAAGTGTGATAGCAGCTATTGATGCTTTCTTTGCTACTTTTCAGGATACCAACTTTAATGGGGTGGTTTACCTGATTAGCTTAACTGATGCAGTACAGAGAGTAGTAGGTGTAACACAAATTGTGTATACTGCGGTAGAGGGAAGAGATTCTGCAACAGCTGTGGGATCAGGAACTGTAGTTGACGTACAGGGATCCTATGCTACTGAAGCTGGGTATTTAATATCCGAGGATACGGTAACACATACATTAGATGATACTTTAACAATGATACCACAAGGATGAGTTTATTAGGAGTAGATTTTAGAGAACAGGTTAAGATGTTACTGCCCCCGGTAATGAGGAGCACTACTATCATTGATCTGCTGTCTGCTTTAACTGCCCCATTAACTTCTCTGGCTAGTGACCTGCAGCCGTTCTATGATGATCAACTGGTTATAGCCAAATCCACGTCACAAAAGATGGTGATGCAACAGGCATTGAATGTTTTGATGGATGTAACGGCCTCTCCTTATATATACATAGTAACTAACCAGACACGGGAATTAACTTCCTATGTGTGGCCAGAAGGAGAGGGAATTACCCTGCACGTGTGGCAAGAGGCTGAACTGTTAACGACTTACATCCTTACTGAAGCTGAAGTAGCAGCATTAACTGGGCTTCACTTTACTGTTTACGTTCCGAATGCTTTGGGGACTGTAGGAGAAGATAGAGTAATAGAGCTGGTTAATCAATTAAAGGCTCCAGGTTTAAAATTTGAAACCGTTTTATACGTATGAAAAAATTATATAATCCTTTACCAACCGGAGGTGCTCCTCTTTTTACAGAGACGGTAAATACTACGGAGGTTGAACTATGGGCAGCTATAGAAGGGATGTTAAAACATCTTGATCCTACACTGTCATATCCAGATACTTATCAGGCAGCTCCTACTACTAATTACGTATCCACCGGAATTATTGTATCCGGGGGAGATGTTACGGATAACACCACAGATTGGGATCTTGCTGCAGGAGTGGCTTATTTTCCAGTAGCCGGCAGGTTTGCACGATTCGCAGCCGAGGCTACTATAGATAATGCAGACTATGTAATGATTACATTGGATTCTCCGACTACAACTCAAAAGACTTTCTTTGATGCAGCTAATAAAAATTACTGGGTAGAATACGCAGCATCAGTAGCTACTTTAACTCCACCAGCTGCTGAACCTGTAGTGGAGTATGTGTGCGTAAGAAAGGTAGAGGTCTTGGAGAACTATTCCAGGATGGGGCATCCTACCTTCGGAAATATGATAAACCAGCTTAATGAAATGGTTGGCCCCGGAGAATTAACTGTCATTACTCCAGTTAATGGCTGGACAAGCTCATTTCCGGCAACACATGCTGTTAAGATGGGGAGGCTTGTTCAAATCGCTATCTTTGCTCAGAGTGCAGCATCTGCTACCACGGATGTTTTTGTGAATGCTTTGCCAAGTAAGTTTCAGCCAACACTTGACGTTGTTGGGCATGCTGTTGGTCAAACAAGTGGAACTATATATCCGGTTATTGTAAGTGGTGCTAATATAACTATCGTTGGTGGATTCGGACAGACCGAGACATCTATAGATGGTCAAATTGATTTTCTAGACATTTAATATTATGGAATCTAAATATACCAATTCAGTCACGGACGATCATGCTACAATGTTTCTCTATGGAACAATTGGTAAGGAAATAAATGGAGCATACTTCGCTGAGGAGATGAAATGGCATCACCAGCAAAACCGCCAGGTGAATGTCTATATTAATTCCCCCGGGGGGAACGTATTTGATGGATATTCCATTATCCAGGCAATTATAGACTGTCAGGCCAACACCCATGTGGTGGGACTTGCAGCTTCTATGGCTGGAATAGCTTCCCAATTCGGGATCCGCAGGACAGCTAATGATTTTGCAGTTATGATGTTCCATCCTCCACAGAGTAAAGGACCGAACGAAGAACTGCTTAAAATTATCACGGATAAATTCCTGATGATAATGGCTCGCTGCACAGGTAAACTGAGAGAAGAATGTGAAAAGCTATTTATGGAGGGAGACAATTACTATGACTCTTCCCAGATGATATCTTTAGGCTTAGTAGATGATGTAATCTCTACTGCAGTCCACCGAAAAGTACTAACGGGTTTGGATGTAACCCAAGTTTATGATATATTTAACACATTAATAAATGATGATAACATGAATAAAGTAAAGGCTCATTTCAAATTAGACGAGAAAGCTGACGAACAAGAGATTCTCAACAGTGTTGATGCCTTAGAAACTACTATCTCTGACAACGAGAGTAAAATCTCTGCTTTGGATGAGTCTGTGGCGGAAAAGGAGATTGAAATCAGTAATCTGCAGGAGAAACTTAATGTTTCCAGTAAGGCAATTGCCGAGATGGTAGTTGATGCCGCTATTCTCGAAGGAAAAATCGACAAAGATAAGAAAGATATCTGGGTTGATCAAGCTGTCAAAGATCTTGATGGTGTTAAGAATCAGTTGGAATCTATCAAAACAACTGATGTTCGTGCTTCTATTCAAACTACTCTTATAAACTCCAATGGAGAGAAAGAAGATGTAGAGGGAATAAAAGATGTAGTTGATTTCGTACAGAACCATCAGGCTGAGTTATCAGCTTTACAGGAGGAAGATCCTAAGAAATTTGAGAAGGTAATGAATTTCTACACTGAAAAAACTGCTGAATAATGTCTACAAAATTTCCTTTCGGACCCGCTGACGTTCAAGCACTCACTGGAACAGGTGCTAAAGCTGTAACTGTTTACGACCACCTGACAATTATAGATGTTTCTACTATGACAGGAGCTGTCACGATAAATTTAACTTTCGGAGACACCTACCAGGCAGGAGCACGTATGATTATTAAAGTTGTACAGGACACAACCGGTAGAAATGTTGTGTTAGGAACTGGATTTGGAGCTTCGGCTGCTGATCTTACTGGTGTAGCCAGTGATGAAGACATCATAGAATTGTATTACAATGGTACCTCAATGATTAATGTCTCCGGTTGGGAGAAGATCGTTGATGCCGCTTAACTATTAACTTAATTTTAAAAGATATAAATAAATGGCTGCTGAATTATTAAAACGACTGTTTTTGAAAGAAATTACTGAAGCTCTCAGAGCGGATAATTCTTTCATGCAATTTGCAAAGAATGATGATGCATTCGTAAATAACAATTCTGTTGAGTTACCACACGCTGGTTCAGACCCAACTATTGTTATTGACCGATCATCTTTCCCTGGAACTATCTCTCAACGAACTGATGCGGCAACGCAATATGTTCTTGAAGAACTTTCCTCTGACCCAACACACCTTCAGTTTAGTGAGGAACTTATTGTTGCGTACAATAAGCGATCATCTATTATGGAACAGCATATCACTGCTCTAAAAGAGAAAAAAGGTGACCGTTGTTCTTATGGTTGGGGAAAAGGTGTTAATGCTGCCCATCGTAGGCTCACTACAGGAACTGCAACACGGGCATCTGATGCTCCAGGTTCCACGGTGTCAACCGCTAAAGTGCTTACCAAAGCAGATATCCTAGCTGCAAAGCTTATCCTGGATAAGGAGAATATACCAACTTCTGGAAGGTATATGGTACTGCCTCCTGGTATGATCAATGACATCCTTTTACTGGACGAATTTACCAGAATGGATGCATATGGTAAGTCCAATATTCCTGACGGATGGGTTGGTATGATTTTCGGAATCAATGTATTGACAAGAACTTACGTTACTTCTCATACTACCTCTACCCACGTCATCAAGGATCCTGAAGCTGCAACAGCAACTACAGACCTTGCAGGAGGATTGGTATTCCACCGTGATATGGTTCGAAGAGCCAACGGAAATATCAAGTTATTCTTGGAAGTGGAGAAGGCAGATTACTACGGTTCTATCGTTTCTGCAGCTGTTCGGTTTGGTGCTCTTGCTGCGAGAAATGATTATAAAGGTATCGTATCTCTTATTGAGACTACTTAAGAATGGCTCAAAAGAAGAGTAAATCTTCTAAACCTACTGCTTCTGCACCAAAAGCTCCAGTGGTTAGAAAGATTACTAACGATAAAGAAGCTATAGCTTACGTAAAGGAAAGGTTTAAGGACTCTCCTGGAGATGTCGAGTACGTTGTAATGGAGAACTTTAACATTTTCTATGGTATAAACAAGGCCGTAGCTATCAAGTATGCAAATGATTTTGATCTAAAATACTTTGAAATAAAAGCATAATGGCGGGATTATCAAAAGTAACAATAAATGTAGGAGAGGGCGGCTTAGGTCGCAGAGCTCCTAATCAGGATAAAGTATCCGGTATACTATTCTACAATGATACTCCTCCAAGTGGCTGGACTGCGAATAGTATACAATTGGTTTACACCCTGGAAGAAGCTGAAACGAAGGGCTTGCTCTCAACTCTGGTAGGGTCAGAGCATGAGCATTATCAAGTCTCTGAGTATTTCCGGCTGAACCCAAATGGTGAGCTGTACATCGGATACTATGACGTGCCGGCTGGTGCGTATGATTTTGCTGAGTTGACAGTAATGGCAGCCGCTGCTGCAGGAAGAATGAGGCAATGTGCAGTTTATGCCAATGCCTTAGCTTTTTTAGCTGCTCAAACTGCTTTGCTACAAACTCAGGTGGATCTCATAGATGCAACGGGTGGTCGGCTAAGTGTAATATACGGATCTGATATGTCAGGATTTACGGATCCATCTACACTTCCTGATCTCCGGGGAGATACTGCTGCAAAAGTTTCAGTGGTAGCCGGAGAAGACGGTGGGGCGGTAGGAGCTGCACTTGCAGTTTCTGCAGGTTTTAGTATTCCTGCAATTGGAGCATGTCTGGGATTTGTTTCCTTATCAGGTGTTGAACAATCAATTGGTAACCCAAGGTTGTTTAATGCATCGGATGGAACAGAGCTGGAGGTACCGGCACTTGCGAATGGAGATTTAGTATCTGCCGTTTCTGCTTCTTTAATGGGAGCGTTAAAGGATAAGGGCTATACTATTCTACGGAAGTATACTCCGCAACTTTCAGGTACTTACTTTGAGAGAATGCCAACAGCTATTGCTGCAACCTCTGACTTCGCCTGGATTGAATATAACCGGGTTATAGACAAGGCAGTAAGAGCAGTTGAAACGGCATTGACTCCAGAGTTAAATACTACGCTACTTCTTAATGACGATGGTACGCTGACTGATGATGTGATTGGATATTTCAGTGACATCTGTACAACGGCACTTGAGGGCATGGAAGCAGATCGTGAGATTTCAGGACAGGATGTATTAATTGATCCTGCACAGAATGTACTCTCTACTTCCACTTTGGAGGTAACGATTAAGGTTCTTCCTTTAGGAGTGGCTGAATTTATAACCGTAAATATTGGATTTGTAACTAACTTATAATCATGGCAATAAAATTAACTGTCCCATTAATTAACGGTGTTGCATATACACATGCAGACATCGTTCTGAATATTTTTGGATGGCCTATAGTTGGTGTAACTGCCATTACTTACGGTGATCCACAGCAGATTACACCCAATTACAGTACCGGTAATCTGCCAACTTCCGTGGGGTACGGTCCCGTGGAGCCATCAGGAACGATAACATTAACTATGGAAGAAGTGATCCGACTCCAGGCATTTGCACGTTTGGGTAAGATTCAGAACATTCCATTTTTTGATGTTGGAGTAAACTACTTGCCTACCAACGGAATATTGGTAAGGCACAGGCTAACAAAATGCCAGTTCAAAGGTGTGAATATCAATTCGGAAACTAACAATTCCCAGATTGAAGTTCCATTGGAGCTGTTTGTAGCCGATGTGCAGTATATAGGAATCTAAATTTATAAATAATGAGTGAGAAAAAACAGGGTACATTCACGCTCACGCTGCCAAAAGACCGGGAGCAGACGAAGTTCTTTAATCTTCAGATAAAAGACATTGATGAGGCAGCATATACTGCAGCATCTAAGTTTATATCTTTAGGCAAAGAAATCGAAGCGATTAAATTTTTACTAGGTGAGCTATACGTTGGAGGAGATGATGCAGAGATAAAGGAGGTGCTTGGAAATTTTGTAACAATACGTTCCGCAGCTGAGCCTTTAATCTCTTTGTTGAATCCAGCAACCGGTGAACTAAAAAAAAATTAGAGGCGTATGAGATACCGGTAACAAAAAAGGCAGATGGAATTGAACTCGGAGACTTAGCACATGGTGGACTACAGCAGATATATGCATTAGTCCACTATTACTTTAAGGAAGAGCCAAAAGACTTTGACCGGTTGGCATTGTTGTGGGGCAGGTTAAAATTTGTTCTACAGTTTGAGGATAAAATAAAGATAAAAGAGCAGCGTAATGGCTAGTAATTCGGAACGCACAATCTATATCATTGAGTTACGGGATCGTTTCTCAATGGGCATGAATAAGGCTACGACCTCAGCCAATAGGTTTAATACTGCCACTGCCAAAGCTCGAATGAATACCTCAATGCTTTCAGGTGCAATGAGGGGGCTTGCTGTTGGAGCATTAGCAGGTGTAGCCTATGGCCTTGGGCGGGTAACTACTCAAATAGTAAAAATGGCAGCCGAACTTGAGAGCACTACAATTGCTTTTGAGGTTATGCTCCGATCAGCTACCAAAGCAACCTCACTTGTGGCCTACGGTAAGGAATTTGCCAAGGTTACCCCATTCACGCAACGCCAGGTCTTCGGCAACATGAGACAACTTTTAGCCTACGGTGCTCCCGAGCAGAATATCCGGGGATACAACAGGATGCTATCAACCATTGCAGCTGGAGTAGGACAAGAGCGATTACCATATCTAACGCTTGCACTTGGTCAGGTTATAGCCAAAGGCCGATTACAGGGACAGGAACTTCGACAATTCACTGAGCACGGTGTTGGGCTAGTGCAGGGACTAGCAGCACAGAAAGGTGTTAGCACCGGATCTGTTTACGACCTCATGAGAAAAGGCCAGATTTCATCACAGGACGTAGTGAATGTGATGAAAGCATTGACAGAGGAGGGAGGCTTGTTCTACGGAATGTTGGAGCGATTGCGACAGTCGTTCACCGGTACAATGAATGTAATGAAATCTTCCTGGCAGCTTGCCTTGGTAGATGCAGTACAGCCATTTATGAGGGGAATGAAGTTAGGGATGGAGAAGTTAATATCCCTATCTAGTGTAGTATATGATCTAATACCAACCTTAGAAGTATTAACGATTGCTTTTTCCAACATGTTTGAGCCCTTTCGTGAGATGTATAGAATTGCGAGTGCTTTTACAGGCACCACCGCTATGGACGCTATAGTTACACTCGCTAAATATTTCGCATCTCTTATGGTTAATACTTTCTCTGTTCTGGAAAGTATCTTCACTATTGGCTTGGAGATGTTTAAACCCATGTTTCAGAAGTTTACTAATGTTTACGAAGCATACGCTAATAATAGTGGGATACTGAATCAAGCAATAGCCATGAGAATGGCACTTGAAAAGCCTGTAAAAGGTGGTGATATACCTGGAGCATTAATGGGAGTGAAGAGAAAGTGGGAAGGAATGCTTAACACTATATGGAGAGGGTCAGGTAAATCTGCGGCAGCTCCAGACATGTCTACAGGTGGACTAACGGACTTATTATCAACTACTGGAGATGAGGATGTTTTGGGAGCTGCAGCTAAAAAGAAAGTAGCTAACAGGTTAATAGGTACAGGTACCAGAGATATAGTAATTCATATTGGTAACCTGATAGAGAATATGAACATGAATAATGCTGGAGTAACTGAGAATGCTGAGGAAATGACAGAAAGGGTTAAAGTAGCTCTGCTCACAGCAATAAATGATGCATCAATTTTAGCCGATAGATAATGCCAGATAAAGCCATAAAGACATCGATGCTTGGAACTCCTATAATGAGTAACATTACTCTTATAGCTCCTGCATATAACAGTGATGAACAGAGAGAAGAGGGAGCTTTTGAAACTGAGTCCGGGGGCTACATAGACCGCATTGACCTTGACCATGTTATGGTATCGGTAAAACAGCAGAAGATGATAGTTAAGACTCAGGTTGAAGGAATGGATGGCACCATAAAAGAGTATGTGTCATTGGGGGACTACGAGATAACTATTGATGGAGCATTGGTAAATATGGAGGATAACGCCTCGTCACCGGATGAAATTGAGAGTGATCTTGTCAGGTTTCTCAACTACAACGATTCAATAGAAGTAGTAGGTAAAGCTATCAGTGCTTACGGTATCAGATCCGTGGTGGTTATTGACTACGTACGCAGTGAGAAAAGAGGTTACATAAACGAGGTTCCATTCAGGATCCGGCTGCTCAGTGATACACCGGAAGAAATAAAATTCCAAGAATTCTCCAGCTGATGAGAAGGCTTAAAAGCTATATCAGAGTTGATAATGACCTCGGATTTTATGAATTTGATTTTGTTACCAACGTGGAAGTGGTTTCATCCTGGGACCTGTTCACCGACACCGCTAAGATAACCATACCAAAAAGACTCAAGTACCGTAAAGACGGTGAGGCTACTGAGCATATTGTAACCGGAGCCAAGCCAATTTTTAAGCGGGGGGATGCTATCACGGTTAAATTGGGTTATCATCCC